ATAAATGAAGTGCCTGCCATGCCGGTCTGAGGGATGTTGTCTATGGTTAAGACTTCCACTTGTTTGCCCTCGATAGGCACAGACTTGCTGCCATACTTCACATCGCCTTGCTGCGAGTTCAGCTCCTGCAGATACGCTGCAGCCCTCATCTGGCCAGTAGGTCCGGTGGGCTGTTTTGGCGGCAGCACACCGCCCGTTCCTCCGCCCAGGTCAGTGCTCGGTTGAGCAGGCTGGATCTCGCCTGGAATGATCGGAGCCAGTGGAGGCTGCTCGGTTAGAATCTCTTGAATCTTCTTGAGCTTGGAATCCGGCAAAAGATCCTCGGCGCCCACCTTGATCTCCATTCCAGGGTACTGTTGAAGGCCATGTTCCTCCTGCAACTCTTCCACTAGTCCCTGGCCATACGCCTTTGCCTCTTCAAATTCCAAGAGCAGGGCAGCGTTCGTAGACTGTTTCTCCTCCTGTTTCTGTTGCCAGCCAGCCGGATCAGTCATGGCTTGTATCCGATCTCTCATTCGCGCAACTAGCCCCTGCTGGTTGCCTTTGAATTCTAGTAGGTCAGATTCAGCTTTAAAACTTGCCTCCGGCAGGGCTGCTCTCATGCCTGCTTCAGCAACCAAGGCTGGTCGCGTAATCCCATGTACGTCTGCATCTCTTGCCCCGGCGGCTTGCTTCAGCTCCATTTCGGTCTTCGTCCAGTGGTCATCAATGCCCTGGTTGAACCCTGCCGCCCTTGCTGCCGCTTCGCGGGGGCTGAGATCCGAGTTGGATAGCGTGTCGATCCCGTGCTGAAGCATTTTGCCGAGTGGGCTCCCTTCAGGCACGGTTTTTTTCAGCAACTCCAAGCGCGAGGTCGTCGCAGTAACCTCCTTCTCATGTTGCTTTCGCTGCTTGATGCCAGCTCCTACGCCGGATCCCAGCGCGGCAATTCCTTGCCCTAGCGCAGAGGCCCCTTGCATGGAGCCCCGCAGGATTCCGCTGGTATCTGCACGGCCTAGCTCCGGCCTAACTGTATCTCCAAATCTAGCCATGTTACGACTTTCTCCCTCCAAACATATTTCCTAGCCCTTGCAGCGCGCCTCCCCAAATTGCCCCTTCGCGGGCCGCTTGAGCGCCAAAGACGTTCGCGTCGTATTCCATCGTCTGCCCGCGCTGCTGTAGCCCCAGGTTGATGCCAGCGTCCGGGCTGAATGTGTCCGGCGTGGACTCAGCCGCAGCTCCCTTTGCCGCTTGCGCCGTTTGGAAGTTGTAGGGAACCGACTGGGCTGGTCTGCCCAAGACCGCTTGCATCGGATCCGCGCCGGAATGAGACAGCATGCCGTAAAGGCTTTGCCCGGCTCCCATTGCCTCGGCTCGGTTCTGGCGCTGGTATTCTTCTCGGCCCAGCGCCTCGGCAAAAATGCTGGCGTTGTCCATTTCGCGTCCCCGGGCTCCGAAAGCCTCTCTGGTGCTTTGCTGGGCCATCCGGCGCTGCTGCGGGGTAATCCTTTGAGCGCGCCCGTATAGTTCATCTGTGAGCCCTTGCTGCTGCTCAATCAGCCGGGCTCTCGCCGGGTCGGACTGGCGGATCGCGTCCACAGCTTGGGCGCCGTAGCGCTCAACGTCTTCGATATCTGCAGCTCGCTGGGCGCTGGCGGTTGTCGCTCGCATTCGCTCTGTGATGGGCGCCGCTTGCTCGTAAAGGGCCAAAAGCCCTTCCTGATCCTCGGTGCCAAAAAAGGCCATCTGCTGCCGAAGCAACTCGTTCTGAACGTATTCCGGCCCATATCTGCGCTCGGCATCGATTAGTCTCTGCTGGAAAATAGGATCCGTAATTCCGGCTCCTTTTTCCCAATCTTCTCCAAAAAGAAACTTTCCGGCGCTTTCGTTGGGATCGAGAGGCGGTTGCGCTGCGGGTGGATCACTTTTTTTTCCCATTTCTCTGCAGTATTTTAACTAGGAGTCGTTGATCGTATTCTACAGCCTGGGGTCCATCCTCTCTTTCCCTGCATGAAAACAGTTTTTCCCGGATCACTTCCGGCTGGCGGTTGATTAGCTCTAAAGCCAAATTCCGGAGGGCCGGGCCTTTCGCCCAACAAAAGGCCAAAAAATAGCAGTTCCCTGTAGGGTCGTCCGGCGTCCAGTTGACGATGTCCTGCCAAGTCCACTTGTCATTGCACCGGTACCACATCAGGAGGCCGTCCACCTCCCCTTTGGTTGTGTGGTAAATCAGGGTTTTCTTGCAAAAGTGGTAAGCGATTAAAGTTCTCGTAACTTCTTCGGAAAAGTGCGCCAGGACTTCTTTGTTTTTCTCGCTAGACGTTGTGAACTCGTAAAGCTGCGAAAACAGCCATTGAGTGCGGGGCGGCAGTTCTCCTTTTTGAATCCATGCCGCAACGTGACCTGCTTGGAGCATTTAGGCAAGGGTGCCGAATACTACAAAATTGAAGTCGTAAGCGGACACATATGTGTGTGGCCAATGGATTTGAAACTGCGACCCGCTCACAATTTCTGGTTTTGGATGGGACCAGCCCCCAGACCAGTAGGTTGCTGCGTCTTGGAAGGGAGTGGTTATGACCACATAGTTGTCGGCCAGACTCGCGGCCAAGTTGAAAGTAAATAGACCTGATGACTCACTGACAAAACTGCATCCGTACAAGGCCAAGTCGGATGCGTCAGGGCTAGTGGTTCCATCGGAGCTGAACTGGCCCCATGCCCTCGGCAGCGGAAGGTAAGTCATCAGCTTTAAAGAATTTAAAACCCCGTTATTGGAAAGCAAAACCTCGTCCTGGGTCAAGTGAGGGACCGCCGTCAGTTCAGGTTGAGCCGAGATGAGGGTTGCCGACAGGTGACCCGCGTCAATACTTCCATCAACGTATTGGGCCGAGTCGATGGAGTTTGCCGCCATCTTGGCATTTGTAATGCCTCCAGCAAGTTTTGCGACCGTCACCTCGCCGTCTTTAATCTTTGCAGTCCGGACGGCATCGTCTTTCAACTGAGCGTGGTCAATCCCCCCGCTCTTAACAATAATCGCTTCGCTTGATCTTGCGGTTGTAACCCCATCGACCGCAGCGTCGGTGAACTTGAGATTCGTCTGAGCGAGGTTCAGCTTCTCAAAAGTTACCTGTTCATCTTCGGTGAAGGTTTCGCCTGCCGTGAATTGATTTGCCATCGTTCTATGTTGTTGAGGTTGGTTTGTTGAAAGTGGAGGTTGCCCTGACTCCGACTGCTCTCAGTTCCGGGCGCCCGGCGCTTGGCGTCCAATCGATTTGGGCCGCGTAGCCTCGCGGATTTCCGGCCCTGGCGCGGATTGAGGCGCCTTCGCCTTGCGAGAGATAGCCGCCTAGTCGCTCCGAGAGCGTTCCAAGAGTGACCGTTTCGTCCGGATCTTCGGTGATGATCTTCAAGGTGCCTTCGGAGGCATGCTCGGAGTCGCTGGCAATGTGAGCCTCAACGTGATTGAAGCGTTTGCGCTCAATCGTCCCGTGCGTGTAAGCCCTGGTTCGCAGCTGCGAGGCGACCGGGTAGACTGAGGTGGCGCTGGCCCCGCTTGATGATGCGATCTGGTCATCCGGAACTCCCGTGCGTGTAATCTTGTGGACTCCACCCTCCTCGGTCACGGCGTACAGCTCGTTAATCTTTCCGGACCTGGCCGGGATCAGATCCACGATGCCCCAGGTGTCAGACCCGGTAGTGTCGATGCTCTCCCAGCCGTTATTCAGATAGCTGTAGATGTATAGCTCGTTGTTGACCGTGCTGTTGCCGGTCGGAACCGCCAGCCAGTAACGATTATCGTGATACACGGCCACCGCGCCATCCGCGTATTCGCCGTTGATGCGCTTGATGTCCGGCTCAATCGCCTCGCTTAAAGGTTGTTCAGTTCCGCGCAAATTCAGCGCATCAAGAAAGCTGATTGCGTAGACACCGGCATCGGAGAGGAACAAAATTTGGTTCGCGTAGGTGACAATACTCTTCCGCGCTACGCACCCGATCTCGTCGGTGAGCAGGTTTGTGGCCAGGTCAGTTAAACTTCCGGAACAGCCGCGCACTTGGTGAATCGAGTTGCGGTTAAACACAACCAGCCGGTCGTCATCAAAAGGTTGCGCCCCTACAATAAAGTCTGAGGTGCCTGCGGTAATCTTGAGCTGGTTTTGGACCGGATCAAACGTCTGGTGATCCATGAGATCGCTGACCACCAATTCATCATATATTGCCGGGCTGCGCCGGGAAGGTGAAGCTGCGCTGTCATGGGTATACGGACACCACACTCGGCGCTGGTGATACGTTCCCCAGGCTACTGCCGGAGGATGTATGTACCCGCCACCGACACTTACTCGCCTCCGAAGCTTGATTGCGCCCGATCCGGCCGCTTTTACGTCAGCATAAAAGTTGAACGCATTTACAGAGGTCTTAGTGATTGTCACTTCAGACCCGGTGACCAGTCCGGAACTTCCTCCATCTGTCACCGTCAGCTTTTGCCCAGACTCAAACCCATGTCCGGTGGCGGTTACGGCCACTAACCCTTTAGCCGAGACCGTGACGGTAGGGTTGATCTCGTCGGCGGTTGTATACGTCCCCGACGATACCTTTCTAAAGGAAGGCGCAGTTGCGTCAGATCCGCCAAACCCATAAGTCCCGTCATCGGGATCAAATTGCATCGTCGTTTGACCATCTACCCGAAGCATGACCAGGCCAAATTCCTGCTGCACCTGGGCATCGCTGCCCACCGTGACTCCTGATTGGTAAGCAATCGTAGTTTTGACCAAGGTGTCGAGCTTCACCGCAGTGGCCCCGCCATTGTTGGCGATTATTATGTAGTCTTCGTTGTCGCTGGCCGGATTACTGAACCGGCAAGCGCCGTAGATCGCGTTTACTCCACCGGAGAGCTTGAAAGATCCAACCACTTCGTCATCGGAAACGTCAAAAGTCTCGTTACTTGCAACCAGGGGGAAGGTGAAATGAGTGGAATCAACGTAGGTGGCTATTCGATTCCCGGTGGGATCTGCGGTTTTCCCGGCAAACGTGCCAGAGATGTTCACCAGCACCTTCATGCCAGGGTTGGAGCCGATCCAGTCGGCGGCAGTTGTGACCGTGACTACGTTGGACGAAAGCGCAGCCGCCGTGATGTCCACGCTTCCAATCAAAAACAGCGCTCCCTGGTCCTCATCGCCGGTCGCCTTTAGTGTCGGCAGAATTGTGGTGGTAACCAGGGTGCCGGAGACGTTTTTGTAGCCCTCGCGGACCTTGGCTGCGCCAGCCTCGTCAAACCGCATGTTCTTGGAAATCGCTACATCGCCTTCTTTCAGCTGGGAAGGACGCAAGCGAGATACCAGAGCGCGGAAACCCGCATCCCCGTCACCAAGAACCGGGCTGTCGAGCTGAGACGGCATTTATCGAAAGTATGCCAAGACGGCCCCAGAGCTGAGAGTGATCTGGGCGAAGTCGCCATAGATCGTCTGCCCGGAGTCGATAGTAATTGTCGCGTCAAAATCGGTGATATTGGAAGTCGTCCCCGAATTGTTGATTACCGCCGCTGCGCCATTCACGGCCTGAATAGCCATGAAGGTTCCTTCGGAATGCCCCGCAGTATCGTTAATGAAGACCGATCCATTTCCGCCGGTCAGACTGTAAGCTACTTGTCCTTGAGCCATGCGGATATCATGCCAGAGACAGTCCGAACTATTTCAGTGGGTTTCTTGCCGCCCTCTCCCTTTTTTGAACCTCGTCCTGCAGAATCCGCATCATTTCAGGAGTCGGCCCGGCTACCCTTGCTGTCGGCAAAGGCGCGTTTCGACTAGGGTCGAGAAAAGGTTGCCCTGCTTTATTTGCGGCGGCAGCGGCCTTCTCTCTTTTTCTTCTCAAGATTTCCGCTTGAATCCTGCGCTCGGCTTCCACGTTGTCAAAGTGATCGCCAAACAATCCAGCCAGTGCGCTGGTTATGCCGTAGCCCGTTTTTACGGGATCCGCAAAGCCTTTCAAAAACCGTTCCCCAGGCTGTTCATGAGCCATTTTCTGAACGCTCTCAGCCGCTTCTTTTCTGACTTTGGGAGAAACTAACGATCCCGCTTCAATTCCGGTGAGCAGAACCTCAAAAGGGCTAAATCGCCGGAGGAGCTTCATTGCTCTTTTTCCTACCGCTGCATCAAACTGCGCGGCCTTTCCGGGCGGTCTCCCTCCTGGCTTCTTGGTCGGTGGCGGGTTTTTTTGTTGCCTAGCTTCTAAGCGGTCAGCCATCAACTCGCCGGTAGTCGCGGCTCCTAGAAGGATCTCCCCCAAATCGCCTTCGTTTAACAGCTCGCCGGGCCTTTCGTTAGGCTCAGACATTAGAGACTGCTGGTCTGCCGGGCCTGGTCGCTGCCGTGCGTCCGGATCCGTTGGTTTACAAATTGATTCGCCCGGTTGCGGTCAACTCTCTCCAGCTCGACTTGGAGTGCCTTGGCCGCTCTCGCTTCGGTGGCCAGGGATTTCTCTACAAACCCGTCCGAGGCCAGCATGTCGGCGTAGACTCCCAGAGCGATGTAATCCTTCCACTCCATCGGAATTGTGGTCGTATCGTCGGTTTCGTCACCGTAAACCTCGGTCAGCCTGCGCTTGTAGGTCACGTAGGCGGTGGGCAGCTTGATTGTGGCCGCTGCGATACTTACCGAAGACGGCGCCACCGACTCCGAGAAGCTGAAATCTGTCGATCCGTCCGTTCCATAACGCACGTTGGTGATGGTGTGCGTTGCGTTGAGCGCTGCGTCTATCGTCGTCGAATTCGTTACAATCCCGGCCAGCTCAATCGTGCCGCCGCTGATCCCGTCCATCGATGTGGCCACCCGGATTGTCCAGTTTGGATTGGAGCCCTGCCACAGTGTCGCTGCGGTTTCTTGGCCGTAGATCACCTTGTAGCCCACCAGCTCGGCGCCATCGCGGCCCATGAACGTCTCATACTCCCTCACGGAGTTGAGCGCATAGGGGCTGTTCTTGTGGACGCGCAGGACAGTATCGATGTCTCCGGCCTTTGCGTTGTCCGGGGAGGCATGCTCGGAGGTGTAGCCCACAAAAGGAACATACATCCTGGCGCTGTCCACATCGTTGACAACCCGATCTTCCCCGGCGACCAGGAACTGATCCCAGATATCGCTCTCCCGGTAGGCCGACCGGGCTCGGGCGTTGACCAGGTGCCTCACGCGAGTCTTCTCAATGTCGATGAGATTAGCGCCGTGATAGCTTTCGATTAAGGAAAGCAGGTTAGCGTAAGTCTCGGTCTGCGACATCAGGAGTTGGATTTAAGGTGTGGATTCCTCTTCAGGTAGTCGCGGGTAAATTCTTCGTCCTCCCAGCACCCTGGCCGGGAAGTGGCGAAGGCAAAGTATTCTTCAGCCGGTATCTCGGCCTTGTGGCACATCATGCCCTGCTTTTTGAACCGCAAATCCTCTTGCATGGATCGGGCCGTGGCCGCAGCGGCCTGGTTTGTTTTCCTCTCGTTAGCGGCCAGCTTTTCCGCCTGCGACTGCACCGCCGCATGCATGTTGCGGTATAGACCCTCTATGTTCAGGTCTTCGTCCCGCGTGTCCTTCAACGCTTCCTGCTGCCGCATGAATGCATCGCGCCGGTCGAGCAATTGCCCTCCCCGGCGAAGCTCACCCTCTTGGGCTCGCGTCAGATTCTCGACAACCTCAATCATCGTAAAAAGGCGCCCCGGCCAGGGCTATAAGAGGTAGGTGTATTCCTGGCCGGGGCGCTTGGTTGGACGAACCAAATTTACGCTTCGGGATTGAGCCGCTTCATGTCCACCCACAAGCGAACTTTGCCCTGAGTCATGTCAGACAAAGCACCTGAGTTCAGAGTGAAGAGGCAATCAATCGTGTCGGCTGACGTGTAGATCTTGCCCTGCTGCTCACTGTCGGTGCTGCCACCGTCGATATACGCTCCCGTCCCGTTCGCGTAAGTGATGGTGGACCCGTCATCGGTGTGAATCTGGGTCGCGGCAAGGAAACCATTGTCATCAGACCCGTCTCCCATGATTACCGTCAAACTAGCACCAACTCCATCAAACTCTTCCTCGTTATAGAGGCCAACAGCACGGACAATCCCGCCAGCCGGAATCGGTATGGTGAACGTCTGAGTCGTTCCGCTTGCAGTGAGGTCACCGTGCTTCACGATCAGCACATCGGAGTATCCGTTGCTTATCTCGTTATTTGCTACTCTAGCCATTATCGTAGTTCCTTTCGTTCGTTAAGAGTTAGCTGCGGACTTCATCGATAGAAGCGTGGGCGCGAGGATCGTGACAGGCCAGGGTGGCCCAGGTCTCACAGTAACCTCTGGCACCGCCGCCTTGGTCTTCCAGTGACACTTGCTTGGCCGGAATCAGGGTCGCCAGAGAGGCGTGATCCAGGTTAACGGCCAGAGCGCGGTCATGGTTTGTAGTATCAGGGCTGCAGTCCGGATTGCTGTTTGCAATCTTAATGCTACCGAAGTCCGAATCATACAGACTCACTGATAGTGTAACTGTCTTACCGGTTCCGTTAACGGAGTAACGGGTAGCGGTCCCGGAGTGAGCTGCACGCATGAAGTTGGCGATGGAATCGCGAACCTGGGTGTCAGCCACCAGGGTGACGTTGTTCAGATTTCCGCTCACGTTGAACATCGAAGCAAGAGCCGCCGAGAGCTTGGCCTCGGTGACCGCCGCGTTGGACATGGTGACGACTTGCGCTGCCGGAGTCCGGTAGGCAGTGGGGACATCCGAAGGGCCAGACGAGTCGAGCCAGTCGTTGAATCCGCGCATGACAGCAGCGGCAGAGCCGGAGCCGGTCGTCTTGTCGTTAGCAGAATAAACTGCCGCCTCAAGATCACGCTTCAGCTCACGCAAACATTTAACTTTCGCGGCACTTTCGTTTGCGGGACCGACACCATCGACAGCCTGCTGAACCTGCGAAACCTGGTAATCGCGCCGGAAACCCTGGCACACATTACTGAGTCTTGCTCGGTTCTCAAACTTGTCTGAGAAGCTAGTGGTATCAGCTCCTTCCAGAATTCCACTGGTATCGACAGCGCCTAGGCCATCTACCGTCCACTCATGTGAGGTCGCCCTCGCTTTGGTTCGCCTTAACAGCGAGACGAGCGGCGTCGAAACAGGATCGAGCTGAACCAAAATATTGGTCAGGTCTTCGCGGTTACTAACCGCTGCCCCCGTTCCGGGCGCGCTCGGATTATCATAACTAGCACTAAAAGCCATGTTCTATATTCCTTTCGTTTGTTTTGAAGTTTATTGGGATTGAAGAGTGAGGATATCTTCCAAGATGTGGTAGTTTCCAGTTTCGTCGAACTGCTGCTCCAGGGCTTGCAGTCCTTTAGCCGGTGCCGCTTGCTGTTTTGCAGAAGCAGCTGCGCCATCGCTGGGATTCGCGGGAGGCCGCATCCTGGTCTGCTTTGTTTGAGCAGGCGCAGATGTTGCGTTTCCGTTCCTCTTCAGCTCCGAGCGATGAATTGAATCCGCCGCATGCGCGAGCACTAACGGAATCTCCGGGAAGTCATCTTTCAGTGACGCTAAGCCAGGGTGACTCATCACTCCTTCGTAGCGTTGTCTGACAGGTGAATTCTCATCCTTCATCCACGCAAATTCTTCCTCGGCAATCTGTCGCGCTTGCTCGCGTTGGATCGAGACCTGCTGCTTCCCTTGAAGCTCTCGGAACCGATCTACGAGGTGTGTTTTACGTGCTTTCCTGGCTGTCCGAAGCAGTCCTTTGATTTCCGCTTTTGTGTATTCCTTCTCGTTTTCTTCATGGATGATCGAGTCGCCTGTCTCATCCTCGTTGTCGTCGAGGAGGTCTTCAGCCCACTCAATCATCTCATCAACGTCAGCTGCCTTTTTCTGCAACTCGTCAACAGTCTCGACTGAGTGGTACGGATTCTTCGCGGGATCGGAGGGCCGCGCAAACGGATCCTCCTTCTGCTCTGGTTTGTCTTCCAACTGCGCTTGCAGGTCGCTTCTCTCCTTGATCAACCCGGCGATGCGGTCTGCACCACGGGAGTTGAGGTGATCGGCAATTTCCTGCCAGCCGTCTTCCGACAAGTTTTCCAGTTCAAGTCCGGCTATCTTCTCCGGGGCTTCTGCGGCAGGTTGCTGCTCGGTATCCTCATACCCAAGCGGCTCTTCCACTTCTTCCCCTGGAGTCTGGGCCAGAAGGGCAATGGCATCCTCTGTCGAGAGGTTGTCGCCTTCTGTATGTAGCGTGTCCTGTTCTGTCTCGGGAGACACGGTCCCCGTGTTATCTTGGTCTGTCATCTGCGTTCCCTTTTCGCCGGAGCGGTTGCGTGATTTGAAAATATCGCGGCCTGTCCAAACCTATCCGGAAAAAACATTCGCCAGGGTGTCGAGGGCATCCAGCCGCCCCACACCTTTCCAGATTTCGCGCTCCTCGTCGGCCTCGCTGACTGCTCCCAAAGCCGCCTCCCGGCGCTCCACCAATTCTCGCACGATGATTTTCGCCATGTGCGTGTTCCTCAAGTATTCTACGACCTCCTCAAAGGTCTGCTCGTTTTCCATGTGTCCTGTTTTTATGCCTGATTTTGCATTCCCTGAAATTCCGCAGGCGCAGTGCCTATGCGACCGATCTGAGCGTTCTCCTGCTGCTGCATCGCAAATTGATATTGCTCCATGTATTTCTGCAGCCGGGCGGCAAAGGCTTCGTCAGTCTGCAAGCGCTCGGCCACATCCGGTTGCTGGACGTATTGCTCGCCAAGCTGGAGGGCGATCTGATGCCCTTGGGGCCGAGCTGGCACCTCGATGCCGGCATAGATCATGCTTAAATCAGTCGCCACATCGCGCATAGCCTTGGCCGTCCCCTGCTCCTGGGGCTGCAGCACGGCATCAGCTAACACCGGGTCGATACTGGCAGCGATCACCTCAAGCAGAGCCTCGACGTTGAGCTTTCCGACCCGATCCAGCGAAAGCAATTGGACAAACTGCCCGATTTTCTTTTCCACGGTCTCCGGGTCATGCATCTGAGCATCGAAGTGGACGCAAATGTCCATTTCCTTGGCCTCCGCTTCCTTGTTGAACTCCTGGGGCTCCGGCACGCCAGACACTCGGAACATGAGCTGATCCGGGCCGTAGCGGAGAAACGCCTTGTAGGCTTCGCTGAGAACATTGCGAACGTGCGACAAAAACTTAAACGTAGAAGGCTCTCTTGATCTGGGCGTCC